CAAACGCTCAGTGGCAATCAAGCACTCTATCAAGGGTTCTCAAGTTCTGCGGTGTATATGACTATAGGAGGAACTACCCGTGGTGATGGTAGCTTAGGTAAGTTTAACGTATTCGGCACAGGCACTACCAGTGACGCACCTATTTATGTTATCTGGCATACCACAGATGACTCAGCAGGTAAGAACGCAGGGCTTATAACTAAGACTAGGATGGGTAGTAGGTATCTTAAAACCTACCAAACAATAGGGCAAAACGATAACTCATTCGGCAATGCTGGGCTTGTTCAGTTTACTGCATTTGAGTACTCTAACAGCACTTATACCACTCTCGCAACACCAACAGAGTTCACTGGTTGGAACTATCAGTATTACAATGGAGCAGCATACGAGTCTTTGCTTGCAGTCAGAAAAGCGGGAGTTGGAGTTGGAGTAGTATCTCCAAACGCTAAAGCGAAGCTGCAAGTTGATTCAACAACACAAGGGTTTCTTCCCCCGCGCATGGATACAACGCAGCGTAACGCTATTGCATCGCCTCCCGCTGGATTGGTCATCTACAATACAACCACAAGCAATCTCAATTCGTATAGTGGCTCTGCTTGGGTGGAACTAGTCGATAGTGCTGATCTCGGCACAAACGTAGCGACATTTTTAGCTACTCCCACAAGCGCGAATCTAGCATCGGCACTCACCGACGAGAACGGAACAGGCGGCGGCTTCGTGCGAGCAGAGGGCGCGACTTTGACGAGTCCATCAATCGCAGGAACGGCATCTTTTACGGATACAACTCGCCCGACATCGGCAGGAACGGGAACGCCAGCGGCTACATCTCTGATGACAAGAGACGATGTTGCACTAGAGCCTTTTTACAGTCTCGGCAGTGTTTTTCGCGTATCAGCAACGCCAGCTTTTGCAAATAGCGGCACTGGATCGGCGGCATTACAAGGAACGGGTGACCGATGGGTAGCATTAAGCTCAGGAACTTCTAATAGTGGCTATGGCAGAGCGCAAATCGGACGGGGAATCACAACAGTTCCGTCTTATTCAGGCAGTGGCATCAACTTTGCTTCAAAGCTGGGCGTTTCTATTATTTTATGGATCGCGAATTCCGCTGCGACTGACACCTTGAACATTTTCAGATTGCGATTCGGGTCAGACAATACTCCTGTTGCTGATGGAGTTGACGCTGTTGCATATCGCGGATTTGGCGTGGAAATTAAAGCGCGTGGAACCTCGCATGATTGGCGAGTGTACGGACATGACGGAACGTCAATAACATACAGCGCATGGTCGAATACGGGCTTAGGCACAAACATATTACAAACTCGAATTTCTTTATCCGTGATGAGCAATGGAAGTGGAACTATTACCGCCAGCCTTGGATCAAATGGATCAAGAACATTGTCAACTATAACGACAACTGGAGGTCCCACTGCGACAGGAACTTCCGCGCAATCATACGTTGAAGCGCATGTTGCAAATTCCGCTAGCGGAGTAACGTCTGTATCTGCCGCGCTTTACGACGCACTCTTTTACGCTCAAACTTAAAACATAATCTTTATTAAAAAACATATGAACGAACAAATAGACGAAGAAATGACATCGCAGGAATATGAAAAATTCCTAACACAACGAGCAATCAAAGGTATCTACCATGCTGTAGTAACCTTTGAGGAATGCTATAGATTATTTTGGGGCAGACAACCTGAAATGATCATCGCATCTTTAAACGAAAATGTTCCTAAAACATTAGCACGATTCGCTTCTAATACAGAAATTGGAAATGCTCTTAATTATCAAATGGCAAAAACTAAACACACCGTGCGTGTGCCTGTTACGATGCCAGAAGGATACAGTTTTGATGGAGAGTATTTTACTTATGCTGATCCGACAATAGCTGTCGTTGATGCTGTAGTTTCGCCAGAATCAGAATCTTCACCATCAGATTTATTGATTGACGCTACCGATCAAGGGCTCCATGATGTCTCTAATTAAAAAAGTGGTATATTGATTGAGGCTGGGTATCATTGCCAACGCTTCTTCGTTACGTAAAAAAACGCTCACCATCTGCAATATCTTTGCGGGTCGTGAGCTTTCGTATAAATACACTTCGCATAAGTAATTAAAAATCGTCTCATAAACAAAAACACGAAGCATCAAATTAAAACAAGAGTTATACTCTACAGTAAATTGCTCTTGATTAAAATCGGGAAAAATAGATTTATAATCCATGGCGAACTGCCTTTGATATTCTAAAGGAATTCCCATATTAATAAACAAATAGCACAGATCAAATAACTGATTCCCCATGTAGCCATTCTGTAGGTGCTGGAATTTAAACAAATTATTTTTAATTAAAATATTATCAGTATTGAGCTTTCCGTGACAAAACTCAGAAGTTTTACAGAAACTTTGCCGCGAAAGATATTCAATTTCATTCTTGAGAATTCGAAGAATTGATCGCAGATTGCTCATATTAGAATGATCGGCAATAGCAGCAAGAGAATGTTCTGGAAACTGATCAATATCGCAACGAGTAAATAAATCGCTTATGTAATGGGAGAAGGTTCTATCTACTGAAACACCACGCAATTTATCAAATGAATATAAAAACGAATCGCTATCCTCTAGGATAGATGAAACGCCAAATTCCGATACGGTATCTGCTACTTCGCAGGAAGTGATAATATATTGTAGCGGTTCGCCATATTTTATCTTTCCATGTTTATAGGCAACTGGAGCAAATGGAGCTAGCTGTTTAAGGATGTCGAACTCATGTGCAAAAAAAGAACTTTCTACATCGAATGAATATTTAAAATATCGGAGTTGACCATCAATTACCATTTTTAAGCAATCTAGATCTATTTGGGAATCTAAAAAACGAACATCTTCGACAGATGAAAAACCGATTTTCTTTAATAGATTTTTTACTAACAATTCATTTTCTGAATCTCTTGGAGTTAAAGAAAACAAATACGGTCTATCGGAAACGGTTGTAGATTTCACTTTTTATTGTAACGAAAAAACCTAGCCTTTCGACTAGGTTTTAAGCTTTTTATATTTTATTAATTTACGCTGAGAAAGCTTTGCTATTAGTAAATACGTAATCAATTTTCGATTTATTAATCATACGATCTCTAGCATTATTGCGATCATAAACCAATACCATTTGTGGCGTTTCGCGGCGAAACTGTGCATTGATTACTTCTCCGCCTTTAAGATAAAGGCCAAAGAATCGACCTTTTGTTTGCTTCATTGCCGCTACTGCTGACGTTTTAATTAATTTTTTCATTGCGCCATATACTAAGATAAAACCACCACTTTGTCAATAACTTTTATTGTTAAATTGCGATTTTTTTTGCCAGAAGTTATAAATTTAGCCACTTCTGTTTGTATCTTATTCCTAAAAATGTTTTTTATTTCGCGAGCGTGAAGCTTGCTTGCGTCATCGATAAGATCAGAAATATTAATTTGGCAGTTTATTTTTATTCCTTTTTTATTTGCCCTTTCTTTTAATTCGTCTAGGCATTGATCGAAGATTTTGCTAATAGCGTCTTTATTAATCTTTTCAAATACAATTACTTCGTCGATGCGAGATCTCATTTCTGGAGATAGCGTTTCATTGACGGAAGATTCGAAAGAGGTCGTGATATCTTCTGCATGGGACATGAATCCCATAGAAGGCTTGGCCGCTTCTACAGCTCCAATATTACTAGTGAGAACGATGATCGTGCGAGAGAAATTAATATCGCGACCATATCCGTCTTTCAATTTGCCCTCATCTAAAATCTGAAGCAACAAATTCAACACAGCAAAACTTCCTTTTTCAATTTCATCAAACAATATAAGACTGTTTGGATTATTACGAACAAAATCTGTGAGTATGCCGCCCTCATCAAAGCCAATGTATCCAGCGCTAGCCCCCAAAAGACGAGACACGGATGCTGACTCTTGATATTCGCTCATATTGAGTTGCAGATAACTGCCATCATTACCAAAGAATTCTTTTGCAATTTTTTTAGCAGTATGAGTTTTTCCAACACTCGTTGGGCCGACAAACAAAAAGCTAGAAAGTGGTTTGTTGGGAGCATTCAAGCCAGCCTTTGCACATGCAAGACAGTTGTAGATTTTATCAATCGCTTTATTTTGCCCGAAGATTTCTTTTTTAAAATTGGATGATAAATCTGAAAACTTTTTATTAAGATTATTTTTTAAGATCTCAACATTTATGCTGGATAGTTCTGCAATTACATTTAATAGATCATCCAAGATTACCACTGCCGCGAGTTTTTCATCAGATTGATTTGCGGCATTAAAGATTCTAATTTTTGCTTTTGCAAAAGAACGATCAACTACATCGAATGCCTTATCAATAAATTTTTTATGTGGCAAATAAGTCTCGCACATATCGACAGACATTTTTAATATTTTTTTAGGGAATTGAATCTTATGATATTTTTCATAAGCTGGAACCGCTTTTAGGACAATGTTTTTGATCTGCTCTATATCTGGCTCATTAATATCCAAAGCGTGGAATCTTCGTGATAGTGCGGGATCTTTTTCAAAATATTTTTTATATTCTAAATATGTTGTCGCGCCGATGCATTTAATTTCGCCGCGAGCTAAAGCTGGCTTAATAAGATTAGCAAGGTCTGGAGACCCCTCTTTGCCACTGCCAGCGCCAGCGCCGATGATACTATGAATTTCGTCAATGAATAAAATGGCGTTCGGATCAGATTTTAATTCTTCAATTAATTTGTTGAAGCGCATTTCAAATTGACCACGATATTTACTGCCAGCAATTAGTAGGCCAATATCCAATGAGTATATTTTTTTGTTTTTTAATGGCCCGCAATATTTGGATGAAGAAATATTCTGAGCTAACCCTTCCACTACGGAAGTTTTTCCAGTTCCAGCTTCTCCCAGCAATACGCAGTTGCTTTTAATTTTGCAACTTAAAATCTCTTCAAGATTACCAATTTCTTTATCTCTTCCAGAGATTATACCAAATTCTGGTTTTGTTACCACATCGTTTAGACAGATGCAAAATCTATTAATTTGTGATTGATCAAGTTTTCCAGATTCCATGCGATCATTTTTATCATCTTCATCTTCGTCTGAATCCATTCGCTCTTCTAGTATTTCCAAGGAATCATTTTTAAGAAAAGCATCGATACAATTTTTAAAATGCTCCGTGTCAATTCCATTTTCCAAAAGGAAATCACAAAATTTATCTGAGCTTTGAAGAACGCCCCAAAGAAAATGCTCTATTCCAATAAATAAATTTTCATGTTTAATTGCGAGCAATGTCGCATTATGAGCGCAGTTTTGTATTTCCTTTTCCACTAAAGATTCCATTTGCGTAGAAAAAAACATATCTGGATTCTTTTTCGCAAATTTGTCAACAATAGTGTGGAGTGTTTTTGTTTTAATGGATAAACCTTTACTCTGTATAAATTCTTGAAACGGAGTATTGCTGTTTTCCCATAAGCAAATAAACAAGTGATAAATGTTAGTTATTTTGTGATTTTTAGAGTTAGCAAGCGCACTCACCTCCATCCAAGATCCTAAAGCACTAAACGTCCAATTTTTTTTGTCGAGATCCATCATATTTGATTACACGGTTACTTCAGCTCTGAGAGCTTCATATAGATTTTATCTTCTAAAGTGACGAGTTTGTCAAGCATAATAATATCATTATTTTTTTGACCAACGCCGATTATCACGTCGCCTTTTTTAGGAATCTTTTTGCCAGAATTAAGAAAATTTGTTAGTTTCGCTTCTCGCGTATTATCCATAAGCAACATTGAAATATTGCCACGCTCATCAGCAATATCAATGCGAGCATATTTGTTTCCGTTGGCGCTAGTCCGAGAAATGGAATCCACGACAAACCCGACAGAACATACGGTGGTATTGTTACCAACCGAAGATAAATCTCGCGAAGAAACAAAATGAGACTGACTAGCTTCTTTGAAGACTTCGCGAATGTTTTGTGAATAGCTGTAACCAAGAAGTTTGCTCTCAAAGAACCAGTTAGCATACTTGATGTGTTGTTTGTTTTGATCATAGATTTGTCTATAGGGTTGATATTTTGTTTTAAAAGTTTCAAAACGCTTATCGGAAAAGATGGCTTTATTATCATCGCCAACCGCTTTAGTTTTAACAGAGTCACTAATACTTTCCAAAAGATTAAATTTATACTTTTCACCTAAAGTAATTAGGTTTCTTTTTTCTTTGTCGGTAAGGATATTAAATGTTTGGGCTTCTAAAACTAATCGACAGCGATCTTTTTCAACGAAGTGATCAAGTAACCCCGCTTGAATTAGCCCCGACATTAAGCCGATATTTACACCTGCTTGTTTTGCCGCCATAAATACCTCATACTTGTTGTCGAATGCTCCTTGGCGGAACTCTAGCAATGCTTCTAGGGACTTTGTAGAAACACCTTTGATCGTATTCAAACCATAGCGAATATCTTTGCCTTCAATCGAGAAGTCGATTTCAGATTTGGCAAGACTGGGAGGTAAAAGCTCGATGCCGAATGACGAAAGCTCTTGGGAAATCTTGAGGATTTCTTCATGAGGGCTTGGCTCAAATTGCGCAAACTTTAAAAGGCTCAAGAAGAACTGTTGAGGATAGTTGAATTTGAGATATACAGTTGTTGCGGCAAGATAGGCATAGGAGTAGGAATGGGAAGCGTTGAACGAATAATTTGCCGAATCTTCTGCAACTTTCCATAGAATATCTCCAATGACAGGATCAAGACCATTCTCTTGGATTTTTTGAGCGATCTTGTCTTTCCAATCAGTCATTTGATCGACTTTTTTCTTACCCACAATTCGACGTAATTGCTCCGCTTCATCCAAATTGAATCCCACCTTTGTAGCCATTTTCATTAATTGCTCTTGAAACAAAGGAATATTGCCAGTGCGGGAAAGAACGTCATCAAAGAAAGGGTGAATAGATTGTGACTCGCCTGTTCTTACGTATTCTGCATACTTATCAAGGAAATCTAACGCTCCAGGTCTTGCAATAGCGACCACAGCGGAAAGTTGATCAATATTCCGAGGCGCGACTTTCTGTGCGACTTTGAAGTTGGTATCAGCCTCGATCTGGAAAAGGCCTTTGGGAGCTTGTAGTGTTTGCAAAGCGGCATAGATAGATGGATGCTCTACATCAATATCGTGAGCGTTGATGCCAATCTGTTTGCAAACATCATTGACTACCGACAATGTGCGCAAACCAAGAATATCGAACTTGACCATCAACTCTGCTACGTTGTTCATATCGTATCCAGATACTAGCGCATCTTCGCCCGTATTCTGCAAAGGCATCACATCTTCTAGTGGATAGTAACTAATGGCAATTCCAGATGGATGGACGCCGACATTTTTGTTAAGGCCTTCGATTTTTTTGGCAATACGATAGATTCTTTTATGCTTATTGGCAAACTCTCTAAAGATTTCACTCTCTTCATATGCAATGCCAAGTTTTGCTACTTTGCCAAACTTTTTAGGAATTGAATCACTAACGATATTCACTTCTGACTCAGACATTTCTCCGACAATCTTGCCGCACTCTTTGATGCATAGTTTGCTGCTGAGCGTATTGAGGGTGAGAATCTTGGAAGTTTTGCCAGCATATTTTTTATTAATATAATCTAGCACTTCTTGTCGTCTATCGTAGCTAATGTCATTGTCAACATCACACAGTAGCGAGCCATCCAAAAAGATTTCGCCATTATGTTCGATTTTTCGCGCACGGCTTTTAGAAACGAATCGTTCGAAGAATAAATCATGTTTGATAGGATCAATGTTAGTTACGCCAATGGCGTATAAAACAAGACTCGATGGGGCCGAGCCTCTACCTGCGCCCGTAGGGATGTCAGTTTCGCGACAGAAGTTAATAATGTCCCAATTCAATAGAACATAATCAATAAAGCCCAACTCTTCAAAGACAGATAATTCCATCTTGAGACGCTCAAAGTATTTTTCTTTATTGGGGAAATCAATAATTCCAAGTTTCTTGATTCCTTCAAAACACAAATGACGTAAAAAGTCAAAGTTGGAAGTTGTATTAGAAATGCCTAATACCTGATAATGGCGCTCTTCAATTTGAATTTTAGGGAGTTTTACTCCAGCTGGAAATGGTGATATGTAAGATGTGAATTGTTTAATCATAGATCAATATTGAAAATTTGTTTTTTGAAAATCTCGAAAGTCATTTGGACGTCGTAAAGACCATCGTGAAGTCTTTTGGGGTCATGAGGAATATCGTAATATTTCAGCATGAACGCTTGACTAGTTTTTAAACCCTTTTCACGAATATGTAGCATCTTATACTGCCATGATAAAAGATGCTCTTTATCGGGCAAGATGTTTTTAAAAATAGCTGTTGATATAGACTTTGTATCGATGATTCTATCAATATAAGAGTAATCGCTATTAAGACCCATTTGTTTGCGCCAGACATTTAGCATGTAAACATCAAAACCTAGTATATTTTGACCGATTATCACAAATGAGGGATCGTAAAGATACTTGGAAAGCTTATCCCAAACTAGCATAGGATCTTCAGCTTTTGAATAGTAATGATCTTTATCGAAACCTGTAATTCTAGCGGCATCAGTAGATACACCAATATCATCCCAACGAATAAAATGATCATGTTTTGAAATGATCTTATTGCCGCGACAAATAATCCATGAAGCTTGCCAAGGTTTAGAAGAGGTAAGATTTAACCCCTCCGTCTCGCAATCAATAACTATGTAGTTTTGATTATGTTTGAATCTAAGTAAGTCGTTCATAATTAATTGATGGCTGTATTAAGTTTGTCGCAATAAGATTCCCAGCAAAATTCATCACTACCAAAATGATTTAAGTTGGGGCTAGAGATGGTTGCCTGTTTTCCAAATGTGCGACGACCTAAAATTTTATATGTTTGAAGTGCATCGCAATCAGACCTGTGCTTGTAAAAAATAGATTTCACCAACTGTGTAGAATAATTGGGCGTCGTTTCAGATACATAGTGAGCAACGGCTTGTGAGATAAGATTATCAAAAGGCAAGCCATTGTCTTCTATAAAAAATACTGGATTCAATTTGCTAAGATTAGGAATGCAATTGCCCATAATCATTTGATTATTAAAAATAAATGAATCATAAAACGGAACAGCTAGCATCAAATCCTCGCTCCAATGTAAAGATAGATCATCGTTAGAGATTGCACCTTTTTTATTAGTGTTGATGAATGAGTAGAATCTATTTAGAGCTTTACAACCATTGTCGTTCTTGGCAAACGCAATTAATTTATGATTAGACTTTTCATCTTCATCAGAGTTACAGCATGTAAATTTATAACCAAAGTGCAGATCAATGCCGAGTTCTTTTGAAATTCTAAAGGCCTCAAAAAAGCCAGTCATTGATTCCTCAACTAAGAAGAGGTGCTTAATGCCTCCATCTTTAGCAATTGAAAAAATGCTATCAGATCCATCAGACGTTTGCTTGTCTGGATGCTGTAGCGTGAGAATGGATTTACTCAACGAAAAATGAGAGGTGAATATTGGCGTCATCGAGATGAGAGTAATGCACCCTCATCATGATGTCAAGACTTTTTTTGATGTGAAGGACAACCTTTATAGCTACGTTTCTCGTATTTTTGTCCTTCTGGAATGTCTGATTCATTAAAATATGATTTTAATTGCTTACCATTTTCATCTATAACGGAGAAATAGTCAAAAGCCCATTTACAGGAACATGCCCACATGGGAGTTCCGTCTAATTTTAATTGGCCTGGATATTTAGCAAAACCACATTGCAGTGGGCCGCAAAATGTTTTATCTTTTGGAAATGGCTGTCTAGAAGCAAAGTTGGAAGAAGCATCTTCTTCGGAGAAATTATCGAGGTATTCTTGAATGGCTGTCAGTTGATGCTCAAAACCTTCTAGGTCATCATCGGTGATTGGAGCCATGCGAATGATGCCTGAATTCTTAGAGTCGTCTAATTCAAATTTCAAAAATAGAAACTCGCTCGCTCTATCCGAATATTCGGGGAACAAGTGTTTTACGGCAAGACTATACATGTAGTCCTGCAAATTATCTTTGACTTCTTTACCTTTAAAAGTTTCGCGGCTAGTTTTAAAATCTCGAATGAGTGCAAACTTTTGCTTCTTATAGAGAAACAGTTTATCAATAAATCCTTTTATTTTGTATTTAAATTTGCCGTCATTAACAACGATGTCAAAGTCCTGTTCTGATACAGCAAGAGATGGTTTGCCAACAGTTAAACCGAAGAAGTCATACATTAACCCATTGAGTGTCATTTTTTTAATCAACTCAATATTGTCATCATCATCCACTCCAAGACGCTTCGCATGTTTGAAAATTAATTTCTCAATTGACTTCACCGCGAAAACATTTTGTTTTTTGATAATCTTATCGTAAGTTTTTTTTCTACGAGGATCGCCAAGAACTTCAAATATTAAATGACAAACTGTGCCGCGAGAACTTCCGTCATTACCTTTATCTGGTATGCCAATAATATACTTGGCGTAATACATCCAGCTACAAGACTGGAGGGTTTTAATGCGACTGGCGGATAACGAATTCTTTGGTTCACTCATACAGATTTTAATACTTTTCTTAACATGGACAGATCTTTTTCTTTAAATTTCTGCTTGTTCGCCGCTACGAAAGTAATTAATTCCTTTGTGAATTGAGAACGGTCTACAGGAGTATTATACCATTTTTTTAGATCTACTCCAGAAGTAAGTGCATCAGAGAAGTCGTTATGATTTTCTGGTGGTAGGTTAATTTCAATGCATTTAAAATCAAAATACGGCAGAAGACTTAGTAGAGTCTTAACGCATCCGAAATAACCGTGGTTCTCACCATCTAGATCATTATTTCCCGCAATTACAATTCTCTTTACTGGAAACGAGCTGAGATATGATAACATGATGGATTGGCACCCCAATCCAAAAGATACAAGCGTATTCTTAACGTGAGATTCGAAAAGGGCCATGCTATCACCTACACTTTCCACGATTACCACTTCGCCACTCTTGCGAATAATAGAATCAATCGTTTCTTCAGAAGGTATATATGCTGGATAAATCCAATTTTTTCTCTTGCCAATATGTTTCCATTTCGGAATCTTATCATTTTCAGAATCTATTTTTCTGCCACTAAATCCTATGATTTGGCCATGCTCATTATAAATTGGAAATACCATTCGTCGATACATCTTTCCAGACTGAGCTAATCCAGTTTTATAAAAATTAAGAGTCTCATCTGATAAACCCTTCTTCTTGTAAAAAGAAAAATTTGGGAATAGATTGTTTAACATTGATTCAGGGTAAATTGCGTCCATTTCGATTGTTTGTTTTGCGATGTATACGTATTCTTCGGATTTATTGATTGATGACAGAATTTTTTTAACAGTGTTCTGATCAGAACCGCAAGTTAATTTGATAAGTCTTTCGAATGGAAATTTTTGATTGCCCTGTGCGAAATCAGTCCATACTCCACTGTTTTTATAAACACAAATAGCAGTATCATTATCGCCACCTCGATACAGAGCTTTTGTGCGCCAATGATTGCCACAGTCGATTAAGCGATACCCTATTTTTTCAAGAGTAGGCTTAATATGTATTGGATCAATGGAAGTTGGGTATGTCATCTGATTCATTATCTTCTAGATCTGCTCCACCTTCAGCTATGCGAGCAATGTCGCGTAGATCGCCTTTTTCTGTAATGCAAAAATTATGAAACTCTAGATTGATAAAGTTTTTGCGTAAAGTGTCTCCAATTCTAATCGGTTCTACAGCGCCAGCAATGTCTCTGCCAAGATGTCTAGCTTTTACATTAATCAGCTTATGAGTGCCAAAGTTGCGACCTTCAGTTTCAATTTCATCCGCAGTTTTATTACGAAGAATAAACATATGAGAACAGAACTGAGTGATTCTGTCTGATAGAGAAACAATGCTTTCATCGTCAACAATATTTTGTGATTGACGATTGTTGGTGATGCCACTTCGATTAGATTGAACCGATGTGATCATTGGTATGATCGGGTCTCCTTCATGAAGAACTTCTTTTTGAATACACTTCTTGAATTTATCAACCATTTCACCAACCACTTGCCATTCATTCTTTCCGCCACTAGCTTCGGAAGTCGTCTTGATATAATCAAATGAGAAAATCATTTTATTACCACGGCCAACTTTTGCATAATAGAATCGTTTAAGAACTTTGATCATGGCATCCACATCCATTCCACCAACATTATAGTAATAGAATTTAAGGTTTTTAATTTTTTCCCAAGTAGATCGAACTTGAGCTACGACTTGTGGGCCAGCCTTTCTCCAATTGCCTGTTTCTAGTAGGTGCATAGAGACTCCAGAGATAGCCGCGCACTGGCGCATGATAAGTTCTTCCTTGCTCATCTCTCCGTTGTCAAAATGAAGAACTGAGACATCGTATTTTATTGAGACCTTTGTAGCATAGTCCATGCAAAATTGGGTCTTTCCTACTCCACTTCTCGCTACGATAACTGTAATATTTCCAGGTCTAAGTAGCGATCCATATATGTCGTTAATTTTTTCATGTGGCCCCATCATCCCGAATTCAGTAATAGGGTTATTACCGCGCTCCTCGATAAGAGCCTCCATTTCCTCATAGATGTTTTCTGGAGTATCGTTGCCTATCTCATATAGATTGATGCGAGAATTATAAGAATCATCTGCCGCACTAATAATTTGACTATAGCTAGACTCTGGCGCAATAGCCTTCATCTTTCTTGCAATTTCTTGAGCCGATTCATAAAGCTCTCTACGTATCGTAAACTTCTTTAATTCCTTGGCTGTTTTGATTAAATTGCCATGCGGGACTTTTCTCATGGCAAGAGATCGAATATAATCAGCTGGGTTAAGCCTGTCTTCAAATGTCAGACCAAGAGAGGATACTCTTTGGGCTACAATGACTTCGTCAATTTGATCGCTTGCATCAATGGCCTGTTTAATCACAGTAAAAATAGAACTGTGAAGTCCAGAGTCTTCGCTATAAAAGTCCTTGTGACTAATAAAGCTTGAAATTTCGCAATAACTTTCTGGCTCTTTGATGAGAGCAGCTAAAAGTTGTTTTTCTAATTCTAAGTTGTATATCATCTGGACGAATAGTAGGGTATCTAAGTAGTTTGTCAATCATAAAATCACGCCAAATGATAAAAAAAGCTCTTCATTGATTTTATCTTTCGGATATATTTCAATAAGAGTAATATCATTGGCTTCGCAGAATTTTAATTTCTTTTCATCTCTTTTTAATTGTTGTAAATATTGAAAACGATTACCGTGAAAAAACTCTACGTATTTCGTATGTTGGCTTCCTTGGACTTCTATGGCAATTTTTTTATTTGCATTATAGAAATCGAGAGAGAGGCGAGTCCCAGCAAGTTTAAACTCTTCAAAGACTATATCATTTTTCCAATACGGCAAAAGAAATTCTTTAACTGAAAGTTGAAACTTACTGCGGCTCTTGCCCCTCCATTTTATTAAGTATCTTTTGGGGTTTTTTAGTTCAACGACAGAGCCGTTGATGGTTTTAAACTTCATCGCAAATCGCTTTCTTGAAATAACCAATTAAGAATTTGCTTAGCAATGGATCTTGTTCAATTTTATTAAATACAGAATTTATTCCTTGAGCCTTGCCAAAAACGGGAAGAGAATTTTCTGCTAATAATTCTTCAAACTCTTCCGTGGGAGTATACCATGATCCACCTTTTGTAATGAATTCCCAGATAAGAAGAAGGTCAACGATTTCTTTTTCAATCCATATCGAATTGCCATTAGTTCGACCGTATTTAATTGGATAAGCAATGGTGAGATTAGTTTTCTCATTTGGTGATTTTTTGACAGTGACCTTAGCAAAGTGACCAAGAATCGGATTGGTTGCGGCATCGATATGAAGCTCTGGATTTTTAAGAATTAGGTCTCCTTTGTATCGAGGTTCAAATTCAAGAATCCAATTCGCAAAGTGAAGAAGCGCGTTACCACCAGTAGCAGTTGTCTGCCGAACTGGAGCTTTGGAATAGGGATCAAGTTTGATGTCTGCTCGCACCTGACTAATAAACACTGCCATGTGGCCTCTCTTAGCTAGAGCGATGGACAAGCGTTTCATAAAGTTTGCTGCGATAACAGCACCGCCAGCGACCTTGTTAGAATCAGAGAAATCTTTGTCGAGATCTCCTTTTGTAATAAGTCCATCGACAGAATCAAGCAGAAAATAATAACGATTATCTTCTTCGTTTTTGGAAACTAGTTCCCTCATTGCTTGAACTACGGTTTCGTAAATATTACTTTCGAATACGAAGCAGGTTCCAATTTCCCACTCTTCTGGTTTAAAGACGAATTTGACACCAGCTCTCTCGCGCATCTCTTTGGAGAGGCGGCCTTCTGCTTTGATGTAAAAGCCCTTAGAGTTCGGGACTGTTTCTAAAAATTGCTTCATGAAAGATAATGCTTGGGAAGTTTTGCCTCCTTCATTCATCCCGCAGAATCTGTGTAAACCTGGACAGAGACCACCGCCCAGTCGCAAATCTAACTGTAGCGATCCGCTAGAAACTTTATAATCAATTTCTTCTTCAAAGTTATAGTGATCGTCTGAGTTTTGCTTTAAAAATGAGCTTAAAATAGCGCTCGACTTTAATACTTCTTTATTTTTATCTTCTTTAATTTTAGCCATCTAAAAAATTCTTTAATGATTTAATTTTCTTTTCCACCTTGGCATCTTCGCCAACCTTTTCTCCTATATCATAAACGCTATACTTGGATGTGTCAACTTTAAAATTGAATGCGCGAAACTTTTGATCCATTGTCTCCTGTAGTTTATCACAAACGATATAAGCTAGAGAGTCGAACTTTTTATCAAAGGAAACGATGTTCATGAATTCTAGCGAATACCTTTCGCACAGATCGTTAAGGAGCTTCATTTCTCGCATATAAAACAAACGCTTATCCTTTAGAGGGACAAGCGTGAGTCTTGCGAGTATTTGTTTTTTATTAATCTTGCTCTTTGCCATCAAGAGATAGTATGTCTGCAGAAACCATTTTGTCAACTAAATTTTGAAAAGAAGTTTTAGGAGCCCATCCAAGTTCTTGACGAGCTTTGGTTGAATCGCCAAGAAGAAGTTCAACTTCGGCTGGTCGATAGAATTTTTCATTGATTACCATAAGCACTCTACCAGTTTCTTTTTGCTGAAAGATTTCGTTGATGCCAGAGCCTTTCCATTCGCCATGAATGCCAGCAGCTTCAAATGCGAGTTCAACGAATTCGCGAATTGTGTGCGTTTCATTGGAGGACAAGACATATTCGCGTGGTTCTTGTTGATTAAGCATTTTCCATACTCCATCGACAAAATCAGGGCAGTAGCTCCAATCTCTTTGAGAATTAATATTACCCAACTCCAAAAGATCGTACGCTTCTTCATTATCAATTGCTTTTTTAATTCTAGCAACT